GTTGGCGTTGGCGTTGGCGTTGGCGTGGGCGCGATACCGATGGTAATAAATATCGTAGAATGCCGCCTTCAGGACCGGTCGCCACTGATCCGCGGCGAACTTCTCGCCGGCCAAGGCCTTCGCCTGCATTTCCGCAAGCGCCTTGTGAGCGGCCACATCGCGGTTTTGCTTTTCGGCGGTTTCGATAGCCAACGGCCCGACGACATTGGCCTGCCAGTCATGGATAACCGAGAATGGGACCACACCATTGAGGCGCTTTAGTTGGGCGTAGAAGGCCAGACCCCAAGCCTTTGCGTCCTCGACCGACTGCGTGTCGAAGAACCACGGAACCATCTGAGCCAGCCAGCGCGGCATGATGGTCGCTGGGCAATCTTTCGGGCTGTTGACGTTCGGGCCTAGAGTACCCAGTGCGCAGGCCAAGAAGCGGCCATCTTGCTCCGTGTGCCATGCGCCTTGCGTAAGCGCGTCGCTGTCGAAAGCGGCCTTGTAGAGATCGAATGCCTGAGCGGCGGTTTGAGCGGTTGTCATAGTCACAGAACCTTAAGAGCAATGGCGAAAACAACGGCGGCTAGGCCAACGGTGAAGATTTCAAGGAGGGCTTGCTTGGCTTGAGCGAGGGTCATGTCAGGCGGCCTTCTTTTCTTGCTGTTCAGCTTGGCGCTCGGCTTCCATTTCGCGGGCCTGCCGAGCCATGATGCGTTCAAGCGCGACACCGGACATGAACCGGGCGTGGCTGGTGTTGATGCGGGAGAGGGAGGGGGAGAGGTCAAACATCAGTCAGGCCTCCTGCTCGACGGCCAAGAACGCAATGCAGCAATCCAAAGCCCAGCAGACGGCATCCGCCGGACCCTGAACCTCGCTGTCGGTCCGCGTTGTGTAACCGCTCAGCGCCGCCTCAAAAATCCGCGGCATCGAACCATCGGGATGTGCGGACAGCATCTGCGCCATTTTTCGGCGGGTCAGGCCCTTCGTTTCCATCGCTCAGCCCTCCCGATCAATATTGCGGATTTCCCGAGCCCACCGAGCCGTATTGGCGGAAGCATTCCGACCGTCTTCCTCGGCACGCATGGACTGGATCAGGCCCTCGTAGTGCGCTGGATCTGAAACCGCGGTTCCGTCCAGTTGAGCTTGGTAGACCTCGGCCCGAGCCGACAGGTTGCAGGCCTCAGCCAGGTCGATGCGGCGTTGAAGCTTGGACGCGCGATCCATCGGGATCGGGAGCGTATCGGGGGCAATCGGGGCAATGGTGTCGTACATTGTGGCCTCCAGCCGGTTTGTTCCGGTGATGGAGGTAGGTGTAATGTGAAGTTTCACACCTGTCAATCGTAAATGTGAAATTTCACATTAATGGTTTGGGAAACGCCACAACCCTGCTACAATCCCCATCAGGAACGAAAAAGCCCGGCGCTGGGCCGGGCGAGGATTGTAAATATGCGGATCATAAGGTTGATCAGTTTGCGCCTGGCGCTGGTGGCTTTGCGCGTAGCGTTTCCCGAGCATCTTTCGTTCTTTCGAGGAACTCGCATAGACGCTCGGTTTGTGTCGTCGTCAGCTCTAGCCCCACCGGAACGCCGACAAAATCCAAGATCAAGATCAGCGCACCTTCTGCTGATATTTCAAACCTCGGCTCGATCCCGTCAGTCTCAAGTCTAGCGTAACCGCCCGTGATCAGTTTTCCTAACTGATATTGACTTTTGTCATCGTCCATATTTTTCCCCGCCTATATTCCATCCGCCGGGCGCCCCCACAACCGGCAGCTACGGTAGGTGGTCATTGCCGCTCCCTAATGATCGGTGCAGTCGGCACTTTTGATCATAAAATTTTCTGCGTCCCGTTTGTCAGTCACAAAATGCAGCGTGACCGGATTGTTCGGGTGAACACCTTCAGCGCTATCGTTTGTCCAAGCCGTGTGACGACCTTGCGCATCCACAAAAATGACCTCGACGTATACGTGCATGCACTCTGCCGAACTGATCAGATCCGCATCGAAGCATTTCATGTATGCGCCGCAGCTGTATGGCGCTCCGGGCGAAAGCTTCAGGCATACGGCTCTCCGCTATCGAACTTCTCAGACAGATACCCGTCGGGCGGTGACCATGCAGCGTTATCGTGTTCGTGGGCGGCGGGGCTTAAAAATGTCGAGAGGATAAATGATACTGCTGGGACTCCAAAAAATATCGTTATCGCAACGACGACCATGGCTATTGCGATCCCGGCCGGGCTGAATTTCTTTCGCACTCCCCCTCCTTGCGGCACTGCCGCCCTACACGCGTAAGCCCTCAAACGGCCTGACCCACCTCAAAGAAACGCTTGGAATAACTGGATAAGCCTCATTGTGGCTTGCAAGGTCCCAAAGGCCATTTTGCCCAGGCCGCACTATCTTGATTAGAAACCTATCGTCGTCAGTATGCGCAAGGACCTCTTTGTAGAGATGTGGTGCAGGATCTTCCGAAATCGGCCCAAAGACTAGCTTTTCGCCTTCGCGAAAACGCGGCGCCATAGACATGCCCTTGACGATGACGGCGACACTGGCATCTGGGTCGAATGGCTCGACCGTTTCCTTAATGCCGTCGCCGTCGGTGTATGAATCGAGGAAGTATCCCTCCGGGCCGGCCGCCGCATAACCTCTGATCTTAACGGCCCTCGGCGCGCTTGATAGTTCGCGTTCGCCCAAGATGCGCTCCATCGGCACGTCAAGCTCTTTGGCGATCCTGTACAGGCGGCTCCCCAGAGGCTCGGTCCATTTTCCGGTCCTTGGATTAGGTCGGATAATGTCTCGTATTCCAGTCTCACCAAAGCCGCATGCTTCCGCCAGCGACTTCTGAGTGAAGCCGCGTTCGACCATCAACGCTTTGATTCGTTCGCCAATTTCCATGTTGTGAAGTTTAACAACATGCCGAAATCGGAACAGGTGAGAAGTTTCACATTGACAAATGTGAAGTTTCACACCTAATGTTCCGTCATGGACACTCTCGAACAATTTCTTTCTCGCGCTGATGAGGTCGCGGCCGCCCGCGGATGGGCACGCACGACGTTGTCCAAACGACTTTTCGGCTCTGGATCTCGTCTGGATCAACTTCACACCGGGGCCGACCTTGCAACGAAACGTTTCCGGAGGGCGATCAGCGATCTTGAAGAGATCGCTACAGAAGTTGCTGGACGGCCTACGCAAACGCCCGCCGCCTAACCCCTAGCCGCATCTCCCCCGATGCGGCCGGGGCGTCCACCGGGACAAAATTGCGGTGGCCGCCCCAGTCCAATCGCAGCCGCAGCGGCCCTGACCGGCCTGAAATAGAGCGCGGCCTACGACCGGCCTGACCGTCGTCGGGCGAGATGACGGTCAACAGTTTCGGTGAGTGGCTTTCGCCAGCCTTTGACACCGCATCGCAGCCAGCAGCGCATGTGCTGGCCACCCGGTCGGGCTCCCGGCCAAGCACCATCACCTCCCAAGCCTTGGGGGCCGATCAACTTTCCACGGCGGATCGGCCCCTTCTTTGGCAGGCGAGGCAACTTTCATTAGGCGAGGCAACCTCATATGCAAGGGTGTAAAAAATCGGTGCGGAACAGGGTCGGCGTTCATAAAGCCGAGGATACTTCTGTTCGTGATATTTCACAAATCCGTGAGTCCCACGCGGGAATTATCCACAGGGGCAATTCCCCGGCTGAGCGAGCTTGGCTTGACCGCGCTCGCGGCGACAATGGCCCTCTTGCCGGCCGCATGACCCACCCGGACGGGACGCCACGTCTCGCCGAGGGCCTGGGTGGCCTCTACCCGGATTGGGATGACTACACGCTCGCCGACTACGTCAATGCAGAGATCCGGCTGCAAATGGCGGAGGCGGCCTGATGGAAAAGCCCGTCCTCACCATTCCGGAAAGCATTCCCGCCGACGTGCTCGAAAACGTCCAGCGTTATCTCGACATCATGGGATCCATCGATGAGGAGGGCGGGACCGACAAGTACGGCCTGTTCGTCCTTGCCGAGAACCAGAGCCTGCAGATGGTGGGCGTCATGCCCGCGAGCCTTCGCGACGACATCATCAAGGCCGTAGGCGTGTCCGTTGCGATGAAAAACATTCTCGGCAACCGCGAGTGCGGATGCGCCCGATGTGTCGCCGCCCGTGCGAAGTCCGCCCCGGCCAAGACCGAGCGCAAGCCGACCCTGATGGAAAAGTTGTTCGGGGTGCGGAAATGAGTGCCGTCCTCGACCAACGCATCCGCGCCCGCGACTGGCAGAACGTCGCCAAGATCGAGGGCCGATCCATTCATGCCGTCCGCATTCACTACGCGGGCGACTACGACGGCGCCGATCGCGTCGAAGCGCTGACGCCACGTCTGTCCGACCTCGCGGTGATCCAGCAGCGGGCCAAGGCTTTACGCTGGACTGCGCACTCGCTCGCCGACGCGGCCTGCGCGAACCGCGAGTATGTCGCCTGCATCCTGCGCGGCACCGTCGATCTGACCGAGGGGATGCGCGATCGCCTGAGCCTGGCCATGGATATCGCCGAGTCGGCAAGGCTGGAGCGTGCAGCATGAACACCGTCGATCTCGTCTTCGCCGGCTATGTCGGCGGCGTCGCCTCAGTCCTCGCCCTATACCCGGTCGCTGCCTGGGCGCAGACACGCTTCCGTCACTGGCTGGCGCGCGCCCCGGTCGAGCCCATGCCTGAGCCGGAACCGGCGCAGTGGCCGAAGCTTGAACTGCCCGTGCGCGGCAAGGATGGTCGTTTCATTTCCAAGCGGGAGGCCATGCGCTCCCTGCTGGAACGTGATGTGGCGGCGGCGGGAAAATGACCACGAACCTCGATGATTACCGGGCGCTGATCGCCGCCAAGAAGGTCGCGTTTGAACCGTCCGGTCTCAAATCGATCCCGGCGCTGAACAGCCTGCTGAAACCGCATCAGGAGCACTCGGTTGCGTTCGCGCTCGAGCGTGGTCGTGCCGGCCTATTCCTGGACACTGGCCTGGGAAAGTCGTTCTGCGCACTTGAATGGGCGCGGGTTCTTGTCGAACTCACCAATCGTCCCGTCCTGATCCTGGCCCCGTTGGCCGTCGCCGCCCAACACGAGCGCGAGGCCGGCCTCTGGGGTATCGACGCCGTCGCCATCCGCGATCCGGCCGAGATCAAGGGCGCCAGGATCTACATCACCAACTACGAGCGTGCCCACCTTTTCGACCTGTCGATATTCGCGGCCGTCATCCTCGACGAGAGCTCGATCCTGAAATCACTCACGGGCAAGACGGCTCGTTGGATCATTGACGCCTTTCGTCAGACACCATTCCGCCTGGCCTGCACGGCCACACCGGCACCGAACGATCATATCGAGCTCGGCAACCATTCCGAGTTCCTGGGCGCGCTATCGGCGACACAAATGCTGACCCGCTTCTTCCTCCACGATAGTGCCGACACGGGCATGTGGCGGCTCAAGGGTCACGCCCAGCGCAGTTTCTGGGAATGGGTTGCCAGCTGGTCGCGGTGTGTGTCCATGCCGTCCGACCTGGGCTTTTCCGATGATGGCTACGTCCTGCCCGAGCTGCGGGAGACGACCCACATTGTCGATGTCTCCACCGACGCGGACGGTGCCAGCGATAAGGGCGGTCAGGTCATGCTTTTCCGCGTGCCGGACACGTCGGCTACGTCAATCCACCGGGAGAAGCGGCTTAGCCTTGGCGCCCGCGTTGCCAAGGTCGCGGATGTGGTCGGCGCTGACACCGTCAATCCATGGGTGATTTGGTGCGACGCCGACTATGAGGCGGACGAGCTCGCGCGCATCTTCCCCGACGCGGTCGAAGTCCGCGGATCCATGTCACCAGACGAAAAGGAAGCGAACCTGGTCGCGTTCTCCACCGGGGCGGTGCGGCAGATCATCACCAAGCCCGGTCTGGCCGGCTATGGGCTGAACTGGCAGCACTGCAACAACATGGCCTTCGCTGGCCTCAGCTTTTCCTACGAAAACTATTACCAGGCGATCCGGCGTTGCTACCGGTTCGGCCAGAAACGCCCGGTCAATGTCCACGTCGTCGGCGCCAGCACGGAAGCCAACATCCACACCGTCATCAGCCGTAAGGCCGGCGACCACCAGGCGATGAAATCCGAAATGGTCGCGGCGATGCGCCGGGCCATGCGGATCGAGCACGAAACCCAGACCTACCAGCCCATCAGAGAGGCCACGCTACCCGCGTGGTTGTGCGCATGATCATGGACGAACACCACGGCGACGACTTTGCCCTATATAATTCCGACTGTGTCGAGTTCGCGGCCTCGATGCCGGATGACAGCGTCGGCATCAGCGTCTACTCGCCGCCGTTTGCGCACCTGTTCGTCTACTCGGACATCGACCGCGACATGGGCAACGTCCGCGACGAGGCTGAGTTCCTAGACCAATATCGGTACCTCGTGCGCGAGCTCTATCGTGTGACCAAGCCGGGCCGGCTGACATGCGTGCACTGCTCCGACCTACCCAGGACGAAGACCGCCCACGGTGTCATCGGCCTCTACGACTTCCCCTCCGATATCCGCCGCGTCCACGAGGAGGAGGGCTGGACCTATCACAGCCGCATCACCGTCTGGAAAGACCCGGTCGTGGAGATGCAGCGGACGAAGGCGCACGGCCTGCTCTACAAGACGATCAAGACCGACGCGACACGTAACCGGCAGGGCCTACCCGACTATGTGCTCGTCTTCCGCAAGACGCCGGCCGACGAGGCTCGGGTCGATCGTGTCGGCCAGGACGCGAACGAGTTCCCCGTCGAAATGTGGCAGCAATGGGCATCGCCAGTCTGGATGGATATCGTCCAGACAAACGTTCTCAACGTCAAGGTCGTCCGGTCGGACAAGGACGAGCGCCATCTATGCCCGCTCCAGCTGGACTTGATCGAGCGCTGCATCCGCCTCTGGTCGAACCCCGGCGACGTCGTGTTCTCGCCCTTCGCCGGAATCGGCTCTGAAGGTCATGTCGCCATCCAGGCCGGTCGGAAATTCGTCGGCACCGAGCTCAAGCCTGAATATTACCGCCGGGCCGTCCGCAACCTGTCCGATGCAAGCGCACACCGCCCCATGCTGGATTTCAAGGGAGCGGCAGAATGACCCCTCGCCAGACAGCCTGTCTCAATTACATAGACGCCTATATCCGGCGCACCGGCGGCGTATCACCGTCCTACGCCGAGATTAGCGCGCACATGAACCTCGCCAGCCGCAGCGGCGCGCAC